TATAGCGTATTGGCATGTATGGGATAACCATCCTGTACCGAACTATAACAATGTTCTGTATGAAAGCACCGATCTGATTAATTGTCACTCGTACATGACTTATAAGTTTGTCCATGGAATGTATCCGGATAAAACAAACTTTATTCCACACGCGCTTCCCGAACAGTTATTCTTCCCAATACCAGAAAAAGAAAAGCTAGAGTTTAAGAAACAGGTGATATCACCGGATCGTGCCGATCATTTTTTGGCGTTCTGGATTAACAGAAATGCCAAGAGAAAGAGGCCCAATGATTTGCTCTGGGCATGGAAGATCTTCTTAGAGAAACTTAAAGAAAAGCACGGACATCAAAAAGCTTCTTTGCTGTTACATACACAGCCTGATGATCAAGAAGGGCCGAACCTCTATGCAACAGCAGAAATGTTAGGAATCGAGCAATCAGTTATTTTTTCTCCTGATCGTGTAGAATTCGAAAAAATGAATGTGCTGCATAACATATCAGATTGTGTCGTCAATATCAGCTACGCAGAAGGGTTTGGATTGTCGACTTTAGAATCGATGCAGACCGGGACACCAATCATTGCTGTAAAAACTGGGGGTCTTTGGAGGCAAGTTGAAGACCACCGCGACGGAAGTCACAATGGCATAGGGTTAGATGTAGAATTCAAGTCGCTTGTTGGTTCTCAAAATGTTCCCTACATTTATGAAGATTACGTGTCAGTCGAAACAATCGCGGGAGCGTTTATGGAAATGTATGAAATGGGACCAGAGGGAAGAAAGAAGCTGGGTCAAAAAGCTCGCGAGTATGTTCAGTCTGAGTTTTCATTAGATACTACAGTCGATCTTTGGCACAAGTCACTTCTGGACCTAACTAACAACTGGCAAGAAAAACATAAGCCATGGGTACTCAAGGAGATAAGATGAAAAAAAGGGTTTTGATACGCGCGCCCATCTTAACCATTTCTGGGTATGGAGTGCATTCTAGACAGGTTTTTGAGTGGGCAATGTCTAGAGATGATTTTGAAGTATCAACACAGATTCTTCCATGGGGAGTGACTCCATGGCTGATTAATTCCGATGACAAGGGGGGACTAGTAGGGGAGGCCATGAATCGATCGATGAATCCAACTCAAGTCCCTGCGAAGTTCGATATATCATTTCAGATTCAGTTACCCAATGAATGGGACACTCAAGTAGCAAATTTTAATGTGGGTATCACAGCAGCAGTTGAGACTGATAAATGTAGTTCCAGTTGGATAGACGCATGTAATAAGATGGACCTTATCATTGTGCCGTCTCAGCATACTAAAAATGTTCTGACAACTTCTGGAAATTTAACGACACCCATAGCTGTAGTATCAGAATCGTATTACGATATCATAGATTCCCCTAACTTAATGCCGCTAGACGTAGACTTCGAGTCTGATTTCAATTTCTTAGTCTTTGGGCAGTTTACGGGAAATAACCCAGAAAACGATAGAAAGAATCTATACTATACAGTCAAGTGGCTTTGTGAAGAATTCGCAAATGACAAAGACGTGGGTATCGTATTAAAAGTCAATTCAGGAAGAGCAACAAAGATAGACAAGGCAGTAACATCTAAGACCATAACGCAGCTAATAGAGCAAACCAGGGGAAAAAATAAGTTTCCTAAAATCTATCTGCTTCATGGGAATATGTCTGATGAAGAGATAGCTAGGATGTATTTGCACCCAAAGATCAAGGCTATGGTTTCCCTGACAAGGGGCGAGGGTTTCGGACTTCCTTTATTAGAAGCTGCTGCTAGCGGATTGCCAGTCATAGCAACTAACTGGTCCGGGCACATGGATTTTTTAGGATTGGGAAAGTTTATCGGAGTAGAATCAGTGCTAGCACCAATCCATCCATCCAGAATCGATGGGCAAATATTTGTTGAGGGGTCAAGATGGGCCCATGTGAGTGAACAAGACGCCAAACGAAAGCTAAGGAAGTTCTATCAGAAATCGGAATTGCCCACACAGTGGGCTAAAGCCCTTAAGGAAAAAATCAGAAAGAAGTTTTGCTTAGCTTCGATTCGGGAAGACTATGACAGGGTAATCAAGGAATTTGTATGAGCCTAACAACAGCAAGCGTAATAATTATTCTATTATTCGTACTAGCAGCTGTTGGTGTTTACTTTAGTATACGTTTTGGTCTAGTAATTGTAAGAGTTCAAGAATCTGTAGAGGAGTCCCTTGACGTGCTAGACGAAAGATATGAGTCAATTTCCAAAATTTTGGAAATACCCCTCTTTTTTGACAGCCCTGAAATAAGACAAGTTGTCAAAGACATAGAAGTCACACGAGACACTATGTTAATGATTGCTCATTCGCTTGGCGCCTCCATTGATACAAGTTCCATAGAGGAGGACGAGAATGACGACGAAGAAAATTAAACGAAAGATAAGAAGAAAAAGAGGCTCAGGACCCAGAAACATGTACTTTACAATGGACACACAAGCTGCCATTGTGGAGTATCAAAAGTCTGAAGATGCTGAAGAGCGAAAGGCGATCTACATTAAGGGAATACAGCCGGCTTTTGATAAGCTAGTTGAAAATCTTATTTTTGTGTATGGATTCAAGACAGCATACGACTCTTTTGATGACCTCAAGACCGACTGTGTCTCTTTCCTGTACGAGTCTTTGCATAAGTGGTCACCTGAAAAGGGGACAAAAGCATTTTCGTACTATAATGTAGTCGCGAAAAATTGGCTTATCATAAAATCCAGACAGCAGAACAAAAGAGTTAAGCGTCATGTAAGCGTTGACAATCCTGTTGGGATGTCTGCCAGGCAAAGGTATCTTTATGAATCACACGATGTGATGCCCCCGCCAGATGAAATCCTAATTAGCAGAGACAGAAAAGAGTTAATCCAGGGATTGCTTAAAGAAATAGCTGGAATCGTAACCAGCGAGACAGAAAAGACGTGCATAAGCGCTGTACAACAAGTATTCAAAAATGTCGACAATCTAGACTTTCTAAATAAGCGTGCTGTGCTAGTATACGTGAGAGATATCTCGGGTCTTTCACCGAAACAACTTTCTGTTGCAATGTCGTCTATAAGAAAACACTACAGACGATTAACAGGATCGGACGGAAAGTTTGATTTATTTTAGAGGTATATGATGTCAAAAAATAAAATGAAAGCGATGGACAAACTCGACGATATTAAAAAGAGAGTCGACACATTTTCTGATATTTTAGAAGAATTAAACTCCACAGAAGAAAAAAAGAAACTCCTGTGGAAAGAGATCTATGAGAATGCAATTGTAGATCGAGAAAATGCTGCTATGCTATTCACGGACGCATGGAAGCAGATGCAGGGAGGAACTTCTGAGCATGTGACGCTGGGATCTACTATGAGCAAATATTTAGAGCGAATGTGTAAGTCAAATGAACAGATACTTCGCTTAGCAGAAATAATAACAAAAGCCGAGGAAAGAGAAACCGTTTTCGACCCGGATGATGTTTTTGCACAGATAGATAACAGCAAGAGGTGATACATGTCAGGCGGCACTGATGCCTTAGAAAAACTCTCTGCTGGCTCGCCATCTATTTCTGACGAGTTATCACAGCTCAGAGACAAACCACCATTAAGCATACTGAGCCGCGCAGTCGTCGTCGAAGTGCTTAATGATGTGTCACTTCGAACAGATGAAGACCTAGAGCTGATAAAATCTCAGCTATCTAATCCCGACATTCTAGAATTCTCACCCAGGAATTCTATCATAGCAAGAATAATTTCTATGGGTGAGGAAAAATCTGGTTCTGGTGACATGGTTTGTTACCCATTTTTTCAATCACATATATCATTACCTCTCAAACAGGGCGAGCAAGTTTGGATTTTTGTAGAATCTCCTGATGCTCCAAAGACTGTGGGTTTCTGGATGTCAAGAATATCAGAGCCCGATTATGTCGAAGATATAAACTACACTCACGGTGAACGCAGATTCGATCAGGATGTAGGAATGCCAGAGCAGACTTCTGATAAAGAAGGCAGTGAGTCAGAAGATGATTCAGGTGAAGACGAGGATGAGGGATATAAAGACGAGGGCAAGAAGCCAGGCCCACCCTCTTTTGTTAACGGCGTCCCGGACAATGAAGCTGTAACAACACTGTCAGAAAAGGAAGACGAAGACCCACCTTTCGAAATGATCTATACGGGCTCTCTTGCAGGCCAGTCATTCACAATGGAACCCGTACCAAGATTCACCAAACGCCCGGGCGATTTAGTTCTACAGGGGTCAAACAATTCTACTATAGTTTTGGGACAGGACAGAGGGTGGTCTACAGAGACACGTCCCGAGTCACCAGAAAATAGTAACGCTCATACTCCGGAAGGTGAGGGATTACGTCCTTTCTCTGGAACTATTGATCTCATAGCCGGCCGTAGTCGGTTCACTTTGGACGAACCCGACCCGGATGCAAAAGATGATAAGTTAGTTGATACTCTCCCTCGAGTCATTAAAAATACGAAGGGGAATTTAGAGATTGATAAGAACCCGTCTGTATACGTCAAAGATGATATTCGAAAGGATGTCAAGTCCAATCGTCTAGACAGACCACACGAGGGTGATCCTGATTTCATGCATGATTCAAGTCGTGTTTACATCTCAATGAATACTGATGGAGACACAAATCTTGCGCTTGACGATATGACGCCAGGCTTCATGAAGGATAATCATAGTGTTGCTGCTATTGACGAAAAGCCTTACATTATTACTAAATCAACTGAGATTAGAATCGTAGCCAGGCATACTACAGAAGAGGGAGACCGAGCGAAAGAGACCGGATCAATTCGAATAATCCGAGAGGACGAAGAGGGAGAAAATATATGTGCTATCTTGATGACTCCTGATGGAAAGATTCTTATTGATGCTAAAGAGATAATCATAGGCGACGGCCGCGATGGACAAATTTTCTTGGGCGATGAGGCTGAAGAGCCGGCAGTGATGGGTGATACTTTGGCTGATATGTTGAGTACATTTTGTGATCAGGCCGGCGCTGAAATTGGTAACCAAGGATTTCCTCTTGCACAACTCAAGGCAGCATGTTCTACTTTGAAGTCTTCCTTAGATGATTTTAAGAGCGCTGTAACTAAAGTGAAGTAGGAGAATGAGTGGCAAAGAAGCAGCTAAAAGGTCTAACATCTTCTACTACATCACTTCCGAAGTCAGTTTCGGATATTTTAGCAGAAGACGAGGCAGCATTTTCTTCTCCTCCGTTTGAGGACGACGGACAAGCATCAGGCGCGAAGAGTGCTTCTGAATCTTTACTAAATAAGATAGCCTCAGGAGACACAGTCCCGACTGCCTCCGGTGGCGCCGGGCTCGGCGCAGGGGGTGGCGACGCCGGAGGCGCAGTGGGCGCCGGCGCAGGGGGCGGTGATGCCGCAGCAGACGCAGGACCACCAGCCCCAGGGAGTGTTGAAGAGGGCGCTCAAATTTTAGCTGATGCAACAGCAGCAGCAATGGCTGATCAGGGATTAGAAAGCCCGGGCGCAGAATTACTCAATTTAGGCAATGGCGTGTTAGCGTATTTAGCAAACCGTCTTCCAATGTTGGGAATAGCTCCCTGTAATTTCGATCCACCAGGACCTCCAGCTCCTCCGCCTTATATTGACACTGTAATAACCAGCGGCGTTGATGTTGAACCAGCGCCAGCCGGTGATCAAATGGATGATGTCACCGGTGAGCCAATAACAGTTACGACATATCCAGGCGGCCCATATGACCCACTAAGAATTCTCGAGACAACAGGACTAAACATAGATCAGACCATGGAATTGATCATGGCTGAGATATACAAAAAGATGACAGAGGGCGGAGGAACTACTGAGATAGCTGGGCAAGAAGTGCCCGTCGCACCTCCAGTGCCGCCACCCGGTGATCCTCCCGGAGAAATAGACCCACTAGATATCGGTAATCTAAAATCAGCAGCGATTCCAGTTGTGGGCAAGCACTTTGGTTTGGGCGGAGAAGAATTTTTTGAATGCATGGCAAACATTATTAAAGAAGCTGTTGAAACTGCCGGCGGCGAAGTACCGGACACCGACGATCCCGCGGGCATGGCAGGGATACCACTTGCACCGTTTATGTGGGTTTATGCACCGCATTTAGCTCCAAATGTCCCACCTGATGCATATACATGTATTGAAATTTTGGGACCTTTCTTGAGGCTAGCATATTTGATACCTCCTATTCCTTCGATACCTGCTTTGCCTATTTTGTTGATTGCCTTGCCGCTGATATTAGATTGTTGTGGATTCGGGCCAGGAAATCATGAGTCTTTAGATGCTGTTATGGCAGCATCACCAATCGCAGGAATTATAGCCATAGCAAACGTAATTTTAGGTTGGGTTCTGTTGATAACGGGTATGGCTTTAGATGTGATGCTGAAAATAGAGCTATATCAGACGACAGGATCTGCAATGCTGTTGTCAGTGCCCCCAGTTTTCCCACCGCCGAATCCAATAATTGTTTCTCCCAGCGCGCTGAGCAGCGTTTCGATGTTACAATCCGGATTTGACAAAGCAGTGATGGCTTGGGCAGCAGCTCATGTACCACCAGTTGACTTGAGAATTGGTGGAATTATTCCGCTTGTGATTCCAATCTGATTCACCGCGAACCTTGGGCAGATTATACTTAGCAATGGTCAGTAGATTACATCGGGGTAGATTGTGAGTTACGCAAAGAAATATAGCTTTCAGGGAGTGGGGGAGCTTGATGTAGACTTGAAACAGCGTGAGTCAGCAGCTGAGGTAGAAAATCTTCCTATAAGCATCAAAACTCCAATGGAGCTGGGAACTGATCAAAGCTTTCTTAAAATGCATAAAACATTCCCAGACGCGATTGCTGATAACTTTCGAAACATGGTTATGACTAATCAGGGGGAGCGATTGGGCCACTATGATTTTGGTGGCAACTTATTAGAGCTTGCATTCGAGATAGGTACAGACAAAGGAGACACAGAAGCTATTCGTAGAATTTCTAGAACAACAAAGAAATATATGCCTTTTGTGACCCTAGACTCATTTGAGCCATTCGTTCAAAGAGACGGTGATAAGATATCTCAAATTGGTGTGAGAGTAACATATTCAGTACCACAAGTAGATAAAAAGCTAAGGGCAATTGAAGTGCTAATATACGCAGCAGGATAAAAATATGGGAATAGACGTTAAAAAGAGAATCAAAAAAGAACAAGTCAGAAATTTCTTAGCAAAAGATTTCGATGGCTTCAGGCAGGAATTGCTACAATACGCAAGAACATATTTCCCTGATAAAATTCAAGATTTCACCGAAGCCAGCCTGGGCGGTCTTTTTCTAGATATGGCAGCAATGATCGGCGACACAATGTCTTTTTATCTAGACCACCAATTCAATGAGCTCAATCCCTTGACTGCTGTTGAAAATGGAAATATTCTTCGGCACTTACGCACAGCAGGCGTAAAGATAACCGGAGCATCGCCGGCTTCTGTAAAAATCAGATTCTATGTTGAGGTACCTGCCCAAGCAACGACTTCGGGTGTATACGAACCTGTTCTTTCATCTCTGCCTATTATTATGGAAGGGACTATATTAGAAAGCGCAGATGGCATAACTTTTAACTTAGTAGAAGATCTAGATTATTCTGAAAAAGATGATCAAGGACTATGGAAGTCAAGGTTAACTGTTAGTGAAACAAACAATGATGGAACACCTGCGACATATATCATGTCTAGAGAGGGCCTATGTGTGTCGGGCAAAGAATCAATCGAGACGTTCACGATATCCTCCGGACATGTTCCGTTTAGAGAGTTAGTGATGAAAGATGCGAATATCTCAGATATTATGCAAGTAGTCGATTCTCAGGGAAATGTTTATTATCAGGTAGAAACACTTTCACAAGATACAGTTTTCAAGGGGGTGTTAAACCTCGACGACGATGGTAATTTAGTACCGATGAATCTGGAGGTTGCAGCATGCCCAAGAAGGTTTGTGGCAAACTTTGACCCCAGGACTAAGCTAACGACTATACAGTTCGGATCTGGAAATGCTGAAACGTTCGATGATGATATAATCCCAGACCCTAGCAAACTCTCGCTGGATATGTACGGTAAAACTACATTCCCAAGATTTTCAATTGATCCTAAGTCTCTTTTAGAAACTCATTCTTTAGGAATAGCGCCCAGAAACACCAAGATAAAAGTCACGTATAGATCAGGCGGAGGCTTGGCACACAATGTAGCTTCTGAATCCATAAGGTTCGTAAAGACTTTAGCAATGGAATTCAGAAGATCACCAAGCACAACTCACGCTGACTTTGTGAGATCATCAATAGATATAAAGAATAAAGTCCCCGCGCGCGGAGGCGACAGCGCGCCTACGTTAGATGAATTACGACGCAGAGCGCCTGCAGCAAGACAAATGCAGTCTAGAATCGTAACCAAGCAGGATATGCTTACAAGGATATATACTCTGCCATCTAAATTCGGAAGAGTATTCAGGGCTGGTATTAGACCCAACCCGGCAAATCCTCTAGCAACACAAATATTTGTAGCGTCTAGGGATGCTTACGGTCATTTAGATATTGCACCCGATTCTCTCAAATTGAATCTAAGCACGTATTTGAATGAGTTTAGACTGATATCTGACGCTATGGATATACTGGATGCCAAAGTAATCAACTTTAGTGTTAAGTTTGGAATTATGACTTCACCCGATGTCAATAAAACTGCTGTAGTTGATACTGTAATCAAAAAGCTGTCAGAGATATTAGTAATAGATAATTTCCAAATTGATCAGCCGATTGTTTTAGACGACATCGTAAACATTATCCTTAACACACAGGGTGTGCTATCACTGATGGATCTGAAGGTCCATCCCATTGTAGGAACTGTTCAAGGAAGATCGTACGGATCAGCTTCATTTAATTTTAAGGGCGCAACAAAGAATCGGCTGATTGTGGCGCCCCCGGGATCTATTTTCGAATTGAAGTACAGGGAACACGACATTATAGGATCTGCGACGTAGGAGTTTGTAAATGTACTTAATACTGACATCTAGCAAAGACACATACATAACTGACAAGATTATGGCTGGAGCGTTTCGAGTAGAAGATGCTAATGTAGGTCTAGCAGGGACGCTAGATCTTTTTAAGCTGTATTCAGAATCGTCACTAAGCGGAGTCGATAATCCTGTAGAATTATCAAGAATTTTAACACAGTTCGATTTTTATAGAATTCGAGAGCTTACATCTTCAATGCTGGATATCACTAGTCCATCATTTAAGTGCACGCTTAAGATGAAAAATATCACTGCTGGACAAGCAGTTCCCTCAAATTTTAATTTGATACTACACCCACTGTCACAAAGCTGGGCTGAAGGGACGGGAAGAGATGTAAACTCTTTCGGTGATTTAGATATTGCTAACTTCATAACTGCATCTTACAGTGGTGGAACTGTTTACCCATGGAACGCATCAGGAGCAAATGCTGAAGGATTATTGGGATCATCTGATATCGACATAATATCTTCAGGCTCTGTTGGTTCCGGTGTTGAAAATCTCTTTGTAACTCAGAACTTTCTTGTGGGTACTGAAGATCTTTCAATGGACGTGACTAAAATTGTTTCAGCGACAATTACAGATCAGCTTCCCGATCAAGGGTGGCGCGTGGCGTTTTCTGCCACAGAAGAAACAGATTCAAAGACACGTTTTGTCAAAAGGTTCTCGTCTAGGCACACTGCCAACAGATACAACCAACCGATGCTTCATGTTTCATTTGATGACACAATACATGACCATCACAATTCTTTCTTTTTTGATTCTACTGGAACTCTATTTTTGAGTAATTACCATCGAGGTGCATCACATAATGTGTTGTCCGGATCTTCTTTGTCTCCTCTAGCGGGTACAAATTGCATGCATTTGCTCTTAAAGACAGGGTCGTACTCATTGACAGTGTCGGCTTCTATGCACACAGGTTCCACAACGGGCGATGGTCAAACGGGCGTGTATTCTGCGAGCTTCTGCATACCCTTCAGTGAGACCACAGTTGTCGATGGAGGAAGCACAGTCCATCATTTTGCTGTTAATAGCGGATCGTTGACGTTTGATACGATTTGGAGTTCAGTTGATGAGACAGTTGGATTTTTATCTGGCTCACTCAAAATCATGTCACCGGTTCGGACAAGCGGAAACTTTGTATCTAGAAGACCAGACATCAGAGTAACAAATCTGAGGACATCTTATAAGCACAGCGATGTTGTTAAAATAAGATTGTTTGGCAGAGATCTGGAAAATGATAGACTTAAGTCATCAAAAATTCCCTATACACGTCAAAGCGTCATATTCGACGAAGCTTATTACCGTGTAAGAGATGTAAATTCTGGAGATCTTCTGGTTCCTTTTCAAAGGAGTAAAAATGGTACAAGATTATCAACAGACAAAGAAGGAATGTTTTTTGAGATTAGAATGAACAATCTCTTTACGGGTAGAACTTACACATTCGAGTTTCTTGTTATTGATCGCGGAAACGAGACAATCATTGAAGATGCTGGGACAAGATTTAGAGTGGGCGGATAATGGCAAGAAAGAATACTTTTGGAAAAAATCCAACTCTTTTCAGTCCATCAGTTGTTAGAGCTCTAACAGGTGGTCGTTCTACTATTGAGGGCGTAACGTCTGCTGCGCTAAGCGGATCTATGACTTCAGTTACAGGATCGTTTCGACACGATCCTCCGGGCTCACCCTTAAAGTCGACTCAGCAGTTACCGATAGACTGGTCTGATTTTACTAATCATACATTTTTCAATTCAGCTGAAGGCAAGGTCAACGTTGCATTCGAAAGAATTGTCAACAACTACCCATTTGACGGTTCTCGTGGAGAGGCCGTCGACTTTATGGATTCTTTGACTGGATTCGAGGATTGGGTTTTCGGTAAGTTTCCCAAGCACCTGGGGTTTCTTCATTTTGGTGGTTACGATGACACAGGAACTAATCTACACACACACATATCTGTCAAAGATATCGCGGGTGGTTATATACCAAGCTTATCGAGAGATAAGTCAGGCGATACTGCAATAGACCCGGGAACTAAATCAATAGGATTTGAGTTTCATTTACATATTCCGTCCGGAACAACTTACACACATGCAGGTGCAACACGAACGCTGCCATCAGGAAATCAAGTAATCTGCCAAAAGCTTAATGAAGCAGGAACAAACGGCATCGGTGTGTATCTAGAGAGCACAGCTATAACTGAGCCCTCCGGTTCTTTGGTTGTGATTATATCTTCCGGGACTTTGGCTGCTAGCGCCTCCATGAAGATTCAAAAGGGTGGCTGGAATCATATATGCGCCCAGTATAATAAAGTCCCAGGAATAAGTCAGCTACAGCTTTATAGAAACGCTAAGTACGTCGACGCCTCTGACACAATTGAAATGGGCGATTTTGGATTTGCTGAAACAGCATTTACAATAGGTTCAGGAAGCAATCACTACTATTCTGCATCTGATGGAAGTACACTGTCTTCAACATTTACTAACTCCCTTTCAGGCGCGCTTGATGATTTTAGAGTATGGCATTCACCAAGAAACGTGAAAGGACTTGAGAGAGAGCGATGGATTAATATTTCTCCTCGAAAGTCTCTTAAGCTTTATTTCAAATTTAATGAACCCACTGGATCGTATACTTCGAATAATTTGGTATTGGACTATTCAGGGAAATCACTTCACACATCAATAATACAGGGATCTGATGCTAGCCCACGAAGTATTTTTCATTCTTCGTCTAGAGAAACTAGAACGCTGGTTAATCCAGTATTACTTGAAATGGAGGAAGACAATCCTGTGCTTTTTCCAACGTACATACCTCTTTTGGATCTCAACAATGATTTGTTGAATTCTGGTGCCTTATACGATGCCAATAACCCAAATCAGATTACAAAATTAGTTCCCAAGCATTATTTGGATGAAGCTGCTGTTTTCGAAGGATTTGGTCAGGAAAAAGAGCTGGGAGGTACTGGAGATCCGTACGGCTTCAAGCACGATTTCCCTGGCGGCGGAAAAATGGGAGCTCCCCAAATTATGGCATCAATGCTATTCATTTGGGCTAAATATTTTGATGAGTTAAAAATGTTCCTGGACCAGTTCGGGAAATTGATGAGTGTCGATAGGGTGCCAGAAGGATCTATTGCTGACACGTTTCTTCCGTTTTTTGCACAATACTACGGATTCAATCTACCAGAAATGTTTCCAGAGGCCGCGCTAGATCAGTTC